ATGAACAAAGATAAAAATAATAAAACAAGATGTACCAAAAATAACTACCAATTGACCGCTGAGCAGGTCGCTGGAATTGTCGGGTGTTCTGTTAGTTACGTGAAGAAAATAAGATCAGGGGCTGTAAATATGGAGAGCAAACTGGCTAAAAAGGTGCTATCAGTGGACACTATAGCCGAATCTGGCAAAAGTCTACTTATACAAGAGATAGAGAAATTAGTAAAACTACCAGCCTAACATGGAGTACCTCGGCGATAAATTATGTATGGAATATTCTGAGCTGGTACCAGAGGTGCTGGATCGTGATAATTTTTATTATCACAAGAGGAATGGCAACATAACTGTCCATGGTGAGGGGGGTAATGGTAGAAAAATACTTATAGAGTTCGATTCTCTACCGATAAAACACAGGGCTAAAGTACGGGAAATATATGGAGATCCTTATGAGTATGCTTCTAAACAGCCTATCCTAAATAGTTTGGTATGGGACTATGATGCCCAACGGTTTTACACTGAATACCTACTACCTAATGGGGATAAGCTACCAGCTAGCGATAAGGATATCAACGGTAAAAGCCAAATCAATTACGTGCACAGGTACACTGAGGCGGCTACTTGGCTAAACATGCTGGGGAGACTGACAAGCGATAAAACAGCCTTAAAAAGAGAGCTTAATATAAGTGTAATGGCTTTTTGGGAGATCGCAACGGATATGATAAAGCTTAAAAAGGTGAACATCCCTTCGAATGCGAAGCGACTTAAGGAGAAGATCCGCATATATAAAGAGGGTGGTTATGAAAGCCTTGTAGAGAAACACAAGTTTGGCAATGACTACTCTAAAAAGGTGAAGGACGAAGAGGCCGAAAGCCTTTTAAAAGGGTTTTTAAGCCATCGAAATAAGTTTGATGATACCGTTATCGCTGATAAATACAATGTATGGGCTAAGGAAACCGGAAGGCAGTCAATAAGCCCGGGGGCTGTGGGGTACTGGCGTAAAAAGTGGAAATCTTACCTTATGCTAGAGCGTGAAGGGGTGGCTAAACTCTACACCACAATCTCTAAACAGAACCAAAGGGAAAGGCCATCTGCCCCACTTCTCCTAATAAATAGTGATGATAATGTGCTTGATGCCTTCTTTAGATGCCCTGCTCATACGGTCACCACTGTAGACGGGAAGGTCAAAGAAATTGCCAAAAATGATTGGTTTAGGCCGGTGCTATATGTGGTGATGGATGCCCATAACGACTATATATTAGGTTATGCCATAGGGGCTAATGTCACCATAGAACTTGTGAAAGAGGCTTATAGGAATGCTTTCTGGCATGTGTACGATATGACGGGGGATGCCTATATGTGGCAGCAGATACAAACGGATCATTGGGGTATATCCGGTAAGAACACTACAGAGCTAGAACACTTCTATAATGGAATGGCCACTTTTACCCCCGCAGGGCTTAAGAATTCACAGGCTAAGTACGTAGAAAGGGCCTTTGGTATCATATGGCACCAGAAATTAAAAGAATGTTTCCTAACCAACTACTCAGGTCATAATGTCAAAGCCAAGGAGCAGTTAAATCCAGATAGCTTACATACAAGGGATTTTCCGCATGTAGAGGATGGGCTATCGATGGTAGAAGCCTTTATCTACGAGCTTAGGCAGTCTAAGCGCAAGGGCTGTGAACTAACCAGGGAGCAGGAATGGATTAAAAACTTCAATGCTTCTGCGAAGTCTAAGAAGAAGCTATTGACACCAGAAATGCGCTTGCAGATGCTAGGTAAGCGGCATGAATACACTAATCAGATCACTACCAAGGGGGTTACTCCTACGCTACTGGGCCAAAAGCTTGTGTTTGAACTTAGTCAAGAGGATATCTTCAACCACATAGGTAAGGATGTGCAGGTGATCTATGATGAAAGGGATTTGAGCCAGGTACTTATCACTGATGGTAAGGGACTACGCATGGTAGCGAGTCAATATGAAAAATTACCTTCTGCAATCGCTGACTATAAAGAGGGGGATAAGGAACGAATCAACGCTGCAATGGCAGAGAAAAAGACCATTCTGCCTAAGATACAGGAGTGGGGTAATGCGTGGAAGGACACTTTAAGCAGGGGGGGTATTGACAGTGAGAGCCGACTAAAGGCGGGGGTATTGACAAAGGGAATCAACCATAATGACCAACGTAACTACACACCAAAAGGGCTAAATAAGCCAGTGAAGGCAGGAAAGCCAACAAAATCAATCAAGGAGGATCAAAGCATTTTTGACGAATATTAATAAACAGGGGGGCTGCGCCGTGAGAAGCAAAACAACCCCCCATAAACAACCAAATAAATGGCTAATACAAATCAAACGATTTCCGGCGAAGAAAAACAGAAAATCGCTGAGGACTTGCGCTACTTCGTGGAAGTAATTGCAGGGGGGAGTGCCAATAAGGCCTCCAAGATGCTAAAGAAGGTCAGCAACGGCTATATAAGCTTAATGCTGAATAATAAATGGGATGCGATATCCGCTGAGATGTGGCGAAACGTGGAAAAGCAGGTGTCCCGCTCCGGGGACTGGGCCTTTGTGCCTACCAAGTCCAGTGAGAAGCTGTTCATGCTACTGGATGACAGTAAGAAAAACACCATTTGCAGTGGGATAATAGCCAATGAAGGCAGGGGTAAGACCTTCCCTACCAAGGTCTATTCTGAGACCCACCCCAATGTATTCCACATTAAGTGCAATGAGTTTGACACTCGAAAGACCTTCCTGATGGAGCTTATGAGCCTGATCCCGGTAAGCACATCCAGCTTACAGATAAGCGAAATGATGCGGGCTATCGTGAATGAGATCCGCAGAAGAGAGGAACCTGTGATTATTTGGGACGAGGGGGATAAGTTAAGCGACTCTGTACTGTACTTCTTTATCACCTTTTTTAATATGCTAGAGGATCAGGCGGGCCTTGTAATCATGGCTACGCCCTACCTACAGCACCGGATAGAGAAAGGGGTACGGCTGAATAAGAAAGGGTTTCGAGAGATATACAGCCGTATAGGCCGGAGGTTTATTTCTCTTCCTGAGCATGAGAAGAATGAAATACTAGATATCATCCGCATGAATGGGGTACATGACGATGTGGAAGCTATGAAAATCCTCAACCAGTGTGAGGGGGATCTGAGGAGGGTAAAGAAGCTGGTTCACGCTTATAAACGAAGGGAGGCGGGAGATGCTTAAGCGATTTAAAACCCTTTTTAAAGGCTTTAAAAGGCGGCTAAAATCCCTTTTTAAAAACATTACGATTAAAGTCTATTGGTGGAAGAAAACTGACCAATGGTATTTATTACCTGCGGTACATCTCACCTATCACCCACATGCAGATTGGGGAGATTTAACCATCTATTGTATTGAAATCATCTTCCTAAATAGATGGGTAGCCTTAGAAATACTCGTGTACAAAAGAAGTAAAAACCATGAATAAGCTATCACACATAGAGACTGTACGCAAAGAACAGGCACTGATCAAAATGCAGGTGCAGAACCTGCTGGGGTGGGATGATATGCAGTACGCTTCCTTTCAGGAAGAAATGGGGCTGGTCTACCTCCGTAAGCTGTTTGGTGATGGTACCCCAATGATAGCGGAAGTTCCTAGTCATAAGGAGTTTTGGAGCTGGTGGAAGATGCACTGGTTAAAGAGGGATCGGGAGTTTTTGGATATGGCCGGACTGCTATTCAGGGATGAGGTATTGCCTTATTATGAGGACTTGCATCACCCTGCGGGGATTGCCTTCACTCCTCATAGGGCCATCTTGGAAAAGACCTATCATGGCATGATACACAGGCTAGTAAAGGAGGTGGTGAAATGACCAAGGAGCAGACCTATTTCTTTGTAAATGTACTGGATGTGGTGGCAAGGGTGTATAGGGTGAGTCCTAATGAAATCTTAGGGCACCGGAGACATCAAAATATAGCCGAGGCTAGACAAATGGTTTATCTGCTGCTCAGTGACAAGCTTGACGATGAGCAGATAATTAAGCTAATGAACAGGCATATCACGACTGTGAAGGTCGGGAGGGATAAAATACGTGACATGATCAGCTTGTATGCCGACACTAGGAAGAAACATAAGAGAATCACTAAAAAACTGAAAAATGACAATAAAAATGACACAGCGGAGGCTGGAAGCCTTGCATATCTTACTAACAGCAGCTCTTAAGACTTTCTTGCCTGCCGATATTCCAGAAAAGCTACTCTATGAGCTGGTGGATAAGCTGAATGACAGGATAAGGGCGAAAATGAAAAAAAGCCTGTATGACAACAGGCAAGGGTACTCGCTAAAGCTAAACAGCGTGGAAGCAAAAGCACTCTATTGCTGGTACAGACATATAGAGTTGTCTATGAAAGAAGCCGGGCACTACACCTATGAAATGATTGTGGCAAATGACATTATTCATCTTATCGATAAAGAATATGCCTAACCTACAGCAGCAAAAACAAGAGACGGAAGCTTGGCTCCGTGATCATCCACAGGCCGAATGGCAAACCCGGTATGACATGATCAAACGCCTCGCAGAAATAGATTCTAAACTTAAAAACAATAATAAAAATGCGACAAATCAGCAAACAAAAGTCCTCGGATAAATTATGGACGGACGAAAGCGGGATGGCTATTCCCTACAACAGGACATCTACTTACGAAAGGGCCTGTGAAAGCAGTACTTATAAAATGGCTACAGAGGCCGATAAGCTTAATAAAGCCCTGATCAACTTCAAGGAACATGTAATGAGTGAGTCTAAGCGACTATATGAGTTATTTGAGAAGGAGAACGGGGGAAAGGTAGGTAAAGGTAAAGGGGGAGCCACATTCTTTAATTTTGACCGCTCCATTAAGGTGGTGGTAAACGTGCATGAGCCTATCACTTTTGATGACAATTTAATAGAATTGGCTAAGGATATTCTATACGAGTTGATCAATGAGGGCTTGGAAGGGGCTAAAGACTTTGTGAAACCTATCGTAATGGATGCCTTTCAGACTCAAAACGGGAAGCTTGATACCAAAAGGGTGTTAGGGCTTAGGAGACATGCGAGTAAGGTGAATAAACCCAAATACTTTGAAGCCATGGATTTGATTGATAAGGCTATCAGGAGACCCAGCAGTAAGAAATACTTTCAGATCTGGGTAAAGGATGAAAACGAAAAGTATCAAGATATCAACCTTAATTTTTCTTACGTATGACCACCGCATTAATTACTATCGGTATTTGTATAATAGCCTTAGGGCTAATGTTTAGGAGTCTTTATCTCAATGACCTGAGAATAAAACAGGAGCAGAAAAGGCAGGAAATGCAAGAGGAACTAGATAGGCAGAATCTAGGAGAGACCTTTGACGGAGACTTGGAAGATTGGATAATTAAAGCGACACATAAGGCAAATTACACACCCATAGAGCAGGCTCCATTATTCCGAGACGATGATTTTGGTGGACAATCAGGGGATATTCCGATGCAGAAAACCCCTTCTTATGAGGACTACATCTATGCTGCGGCATCCTATGAATGTGATCCGGCAGAGCGGGAGGAAATCCCTTTCTCATGGCCCTGGTCTCCTGATAAGTGGCAGCCTACAGCCAAACAAGGTGTACGGGGAAGGATAAGGGAGCTAAAGCAAGCACAGAAGTATTACCAACTGGCCATTATCGACATAGAGCGGAAAGGTATCGACACCCCGCTTTTAAAAGCCTGTAAAAAGAAGATTAGGGTTCTTCGCTGGGATATGGCTAAACTATCACGATCAAAGGAGGCCGGATGTGCTGCGAAAAGCCCAAGCCAGTGACACAAGAAAATGCAGACAGCTGCTACAGAGGGCGAATAGATCTGGTAGTGTGCCAGCATTGTAATAAAGTAATCAAAACGCAAATAATAAGGTAAATGAAGGTATTAGGAATCAAACAGTTTCACCAGATGCGGTTTAAGTTTCTCCCTCTTCCAAAGCTGTTTAAGGCAACTATGGGAGACCTTCCTTTCAATTTTATAGCGGTGGTGTACGGCTATAGTGGCAATGGTAAAACTGAATTCTGTATGCAATTGGCTAAGATGCTATGTGATTTTGGGAAAGTGGCTTGGCTCTCTTATGAGCAGCGGCACGGATCAGACTTGCAAGCGGCTACGCTAAGGAATAAGATGGAAGAGGTGAACGGCAGTTATTATCCAATAGATCCCATCGAGAATGTACCGGAAGGCGTGGGACTACTGGAAGATCTGGACAACTACCTGGGGAAGCGCAATAGTCCTGATTTTATCTTTATTGATAGTTTGGATTACACGGGGTTTGACTGGGAGGACTACACCTACCTGAAGAACAAATACGGGAAGCGAAAGTCTTTCATATTCATAAGCCACTCTACCAAAAACGGCACCCTGAAAAAGCGGATCTCTGAGCGTGTGGTGTTCGATGGAGGTTTGGGGATATTTGTAGACAAGTTTATCGCCAAGCCGGATAAGAACAGGTACGGAGGGTTTGAACCCTATATCATCTTTGAGGAGCGGGCCAGATTGCTTAATCCGGCCTTCTTCTCCAAGAGGGTGAAGGAACCTAACAAGGGTAAGACCTCCGGGGTAAAAGAAAAAGACCTCTTTGAAACAGAGGGGGAAGCGTCGAAAAACGTACTCGAAACAGAGGGGGTACGTGCAGTAAATTCAACCAAAACACAGGGGTAATGATGGTGGAAAAATATGTATTAACGTCCAGTGCATTTAGAGGAAACGTGGTTTTTGGGTTCTGTGATGGGTTTTTGGTGTATTTCAATAATGAATCTGAAATGAATACACTGCAAACAAAATGGCTACTCACGAATCTACCCTTCACAAGGGAAAATCTGGAAGCGATCAAGCCTATCATCAAAGGTAAAATAGAGGTGATTCCACATGATCTGTCTTTTGCTTCCTTTTGGGATGCCTACAATAAGAAGGTGAATAAGAAAAGGTGTGAGCCACTATGGAATAAGCTATCTGAGGCGGATAAGATCACTTGCCTTATGAGTATCAAATCTTATGATGGGTATTTACGGAGGATGGGAGGCAGGGCAAAGCTTGATCCCGAGAATTATCTAAAAAGGGAATCTTATCACAATCCTTGGAACCAGTTAACTAGTTGATGTATGACTAAGGCACAGATCAAGTATGTTCGGGGACTGCTGCATAGGCAGGGGCTTACGGAGGAGAAGGATGCGGTAGTCCTTGAGTATACAGGTGGGCGGACTACGCACCTGACAGAAATGCGGTATGGTGAGACCAATGCGCTTATCAAGTTTCTGGCGGGACCTAGTAAAAAGGATGCAATGACCGGGAAGATTCTCAGCATGGCCCACGAGATGGGTTGGGAGCTTCCGGGCGGTAAAGTGGATGTGCAGCGTGTAAATGCCTGGTGCATGAAGTACACCAGCTGTAAACAGCCACTTGATAAGATACCCATGAATGAGTTACCTAAAGTGGTGACGGTGTTTGAGCGGGTTTATATGAGTTTTATGAAAGGGATTTAATGTTTAATTGTTAATTGTTAATGAAAATGAAAAATACTAAGGATTTAATACCGAAAGAAGAGGTGCTGACCACTATAGCTAATATGATAGAGGACGCAAAGTATAAGTTGGAGCGGGCCAAGGCTCCTAAAGTGAAACGCCAAATGAAAGCAACTGTTAATTTCTGGCAAAGCGTAGAACATCATATGACTGATGTATTTGACTGGAAACCTTTAAGAGAATGAAAGATATGCTACTAGGATTTAAAAAGCAATTTGCGCAGCCGATACTGGACGGGACTAAGATCTTTACAGTACGAGAGAAAAGGAAGGTGGAGCCTAAGGTGGGTGAAACGCTTCATATGTATTCGGGACTCAGAACAAAGTATACTGAGGTGATAAGCAAGGAACATAAGCTCACAGGTATTCAGACTGTCAATATACTGATAAGTAAAACCATGGGGTTAAAAGTGGCTGTTTTTATTGATGGTATTCAATTAAGCAAAACACAATTACTAGTATTTATCCAAAGTGATGGGTTTAAAAATATTGATGATTTTGCCGCTTTTTGGTTAAAAGGGGTTAAAAAGAGTAAAGAAGGCTTTCAGACCGTAATTAAAAACCACCTTGTTATGTACCACTGGACAGACTTTAGATTTTAGGGTTATGAAACCATACTACAGAATGACGCAAAAGCAGTTGATTAAGGCTTGCAGATCTTGCAGGTTTATATTGCTGAGGGGTTCATGGGGGGATACCATGGCTGTTAATACGGGGATTGTCCCACTTGCGCTTAAAAGGACGAAGATAGAAAACCGGAAAAAGACAGATTTCGTCTCTTACCGACCTATTGATTTTCACACATATATTTCAAAAAAAGGAGGGTTTGTTTAATTGTTAATTATTAACATCTCACCTCTCACTAAATCACACCATCACCAAATCACAGATAAATCATGAAAAGAACGATAAGAAAAATACAGAATTTATTCCCGCATAGTGAGAAGCTGCTGCTTCATGCTCCCGGCGGGGCGCTGGTGGCGGTTCTGGCTCTGTTCTACACCACAGATCCGGTGCAGCTGATGATCCACGCTACGTACTTAGGTATAATCAAGGAGGCTTGGGACTATGGGCGAAACAAATACATCAAGATGGAGAATGTATGGGACTTGCTGGCCACTATGGCTGGCGGGGTGGTCGTGGTTTTAATTGTTAATTGTTGATTGTTAATTATGGAAAAGCAATATTGGTTAGGGAACTACAAAAACGTAAACAAGTACGGATGGTCTATGGATGTGGAGCTAACGGCTACTTGTATGAGTAGTAGCCGATTATAAGCACAGAAATATCGAATTATAAATTAACTTAATAACTGGTAATAACCCTAAAACAAGCACTGCAACGGCTATTACTTATACAAATTGTTGTAGTGCGTTATTTGATTATGAACTTACACGAAAAAATTAACGAGAACACCATTCTTTACTACGTAGAAAGCGCAAGTGAAGAATACGATGAGAAAATCGATACAGACAAAGTAACGCACTACACCCTTTCATTTGGTTTTTACGACTGCCAATACTTTGTTAGTGTGAGCAGAAAAGACATTGATGAAGATAATAGTTTCGGATGCTGTTTAGATGGAGATAGTAAGCTATTTGACAGCTTTGAAGATGCTTGTGAAAATGATTTATGGGGAACTATAAAAACCAAATGTAAGGAGTTCGATAGCTGGTACGCTGAATTGTGCGCATAATGCACTACCGGTTTGTGTAAGGCAAGTAGCCACACATAGAAAGCATTAAGATTGAAATAATTATAAACCCTGCAAATAGCGAAAAACATAGCGGCATAACGGCTATTTGCTTTACACTTTATTATGCTGCGTTTATTAATTATGAAAGAATATGAAGTTTGGACTGAAGGGTATTTAGCAACTGGAATGGAGGGCATACCTGCTAAAGCTCAATTACATGGAAAGTTTAAAGGAAATTCATTTAAGGAAGCAATACAGGCTTTTAAAGACACCTTAACAGACCCTTATAGCATTGAGTGTGTTGACGTTGAAAATATGAATTTTTGGGGATGTAGATTTTTTGATAACGAAGCTGATGCCCGAAAGTCTTTTGGGTAAATGCAGCATAACACCGAGATAAAGCCCGTTTTAATGGGCTTTATCTCGGTGTTAGGTTTTATTCATTCTTGAAATACACAAAAAAAACCATTAAATTAGTAATAACTTAAAACAAAAAGAGAGATGAAAAATTTACTTTTTATATTGACAGTTAGTTTGCTGTTTTTCGCTTGTGCGGAGACAGTGGAGCCGGAGGCATCGCTGATGGTGCGGGTGAAGTATGATTATGAGAATGATACCTACCCGGTAAGTGAAGCTATTCCCGTTTATATTTACAAGGGATTGAGGTTAAGCACCGGAGACTTTACTTATGTGGGTGATGGTGTGGTGATGGATGGGGATGGGATAGAGATAATGGCTACATCTTCACAATCCTTAAGTTCAGGCTTTGTATTGTTTGAGGGGCTTGAAATGGATACTTACGGTGTGGTATTAGACCTTCGTGAGTCTAAACTAGAAACGAGCCAAAGGACAGCTATTAACCTTAGTACTTATGATGGTAAAGGGGAAATGGATATGACGGTGGATATATGGCCTTATGATCCTTGGGATCTGTTTAATTATTAATTGTTAATTGTTAATTATGGATAAATTAGGATATAAACACACGGGTCTACACCAGATAGAAATATCAAACGGTAGGGTCGTAGTTCATAAGGGGTATAAGTTAAAAACGGTCAGAGATGCTTATTGCCAAGGTGATTCGCATTATGGGAAGGAAAGCGAGCCAATACCCTCAAATACTACTGTAACAATTGAGTACGTATGGCGAAATTTCTACGGAGCGTATTGCACAGTAAAACACAACGGTCGGAATTATGATATAAAATTTAGGGATTTAGTTTATGATCCCTAATCACTAACATAAACGGGAGGTGGCCCATAAGGCGGTAAAGCTCTAATCCACCGTGAGAGCGATGTAAGCCCCTGATATATTCAGGGGCTTTTTTTGTAGTGTAACTTTTTGGGCATGTTGATTACTAATACCTTATTTTTGTAGGTATACGGTATGAGAGGTAAGAATGCGCTATATAATGACCTATTCCCAAGCCCCCTGGAAACGACAGGAAAGAAAAGCCAGCGCAATACTTTTATAGATGAACGTGACGAGGCCCTTTCTTACCGCTACTACTACCATGCTCACCTTTGCCGCCTTAGGTATGAAGAGTGCCTGCAATCGCTTAAGCTTGAATTTTTTCTTTCGCACAATGTGATCATCCAGCGGCTTAATCTCAAAACGGATCTTATCAAACTCCTAGTGGCTGAAAATGCACAGCCTGCTGACCTTCGGAAGAAGTACAACCATTACAACTGGACCGTAATGAATAGATAATTTCAATTATCATCTTATCTGTCGATATATGCTGTAGTGAATGGCATATTAATCACCTTTAGCCCGTCGGGCCTTTGTTCTTCTCTGAGGCTCTGCCTGCTGAGTTCGTTAAAAGCGGGATCTCCCCAACCTTGTAGGGCTTTGTACACTTTGTCTGCTAGTCGGAAATAAGCCATGCTCTTCTCCCGCTCTGCCTCGGGTGTGACCGCGGAGGTATTGCCGGAGTAGTCTACTACTAGGCGTATATTAACCAGGGCATTGCATTCTTGTACTTTGCCTGCATTGTCCATGTCTAAGGTTCGGGACAGTTGCAGCCCTATCAGCACGGCGGGATACAATATAGGTGGCTTGATGTCAAAATTATTGATTTGGCCTTTGTCGAGGTCTGTCCATTTGATTTCGGGAACTTCTGTGCTGATGCGGGCTACTATTTTATTGAAGAGGGTTTCCATGGCTTTTGATTTAGTGATGTTGTGATTTGGTGATGTAGTGATCTGTGATTTTTGATTTATTTACTGTTGTAGTAGGCTTTTATGCGGGTTAGGAGGTCGTTTCTTAAGCTTGCGCTGAATCCCATAAATTGACGCTGAGGCATTTTGAAATCTATCTTTCTGGTTTGTGCCTGTATCTGCACTCGCTTTCCCTTCCCCATAAAGTTGCTATTATGGTAAGGCCGGACGTACTGGATGCCTCGAACTCTTAAGCCCTCGTTGTGCACACGGGCATAACTGACCTTGGATGAACCTGCCGTAATTAACACCCTGTCCGGGGTGCTTATGGCCGGACGAATGGAGCTAAAGAGGTTGTTTGTTCGCATCATTAGTGAACCTTTTTTAGGTTCTTTTGTCGGGTTGCTGTAGGGCTTCCACGGCCGGCCGTCCCAGTTTTTTTGAATAAAACGCTCTTTGAAATGCTCTGTACTGGTCTCTGAGATGATGTGGTGCATTCCTTGCATCCGGTCATTGAATTGGTCAAAGAATAGGTTTATTTTCTGTACGTTGTTCATAGGCTTACTTTCTTACAGGTAATCCCCTGCGGTGTTTTTCTCTGGTGTTTGGGAGCCAGTCGCTAATGGTCAGGTCTCCCTCTTTACTTAGCCGGGCTACTACCCTTAATGTTTGGCCTCGGTAATATTTCAGGTACAAATAGGTATCAAAGGCTTCTCCTGTGAGGTCATTTACCCATACCTCGTCCGGGTCTTTGATGATCTCAGGCAGTGCATTGAGTAGCCAGTGCTTTTGGGTATCCTTGGTCAGGTTGTTTAGGGCCTGTTTGGATAATGAAAGCGGTCTGCTGGCATAGTCTGTAAGGGTCATTTCCTTGTTATCCACCTTGTGGTGGTTCCAGAAGTCTGTGATTACCTGCCTGTCTTTTGATTCCTGATAGGTGGATTTCCCCCTTTTCTCCTGAGCGGATTCTATTGGTGGCATGTCCCAATCCTGAGCGGTAAGCGTTCCGGCTTGTTTGAGCGTTTTGCCCGGATCGGTGCTGTAGCTTTGCGAATCGGTAAAGACTTCCCTGATATCTGCCCGATTGATGGCAAAGCCTTGGCGTTTGGTTTTCTTGTACTCAGGATTATTCTTGACGTAATCTTCCACAAAGGCTATGTCTTCATTGACCTTGGCTTGATCCACTTCATGAGCCATTCTTGGTACCACATAGCACCTGCATCCCCAGCCGTTTGGAGGGAAGATCTTGCGCCAAAGGGAGTGGTCTGCGGGGAGAATTTTCCCATGCAGAATCCTATGACTGTCCCTGACTCTACCGTCTCCTATGGTTCGGTACTCCCAGTAGGGAAATATTTCCTTTTGGGCTTGTAACCTGTAATAGGTTTGGGCAGATTCGGCGACCTGATAGGCTGTATTGTATTCTGATATCAGCCAGCTTTTGAACTTATAGCCATAGGCTTTCTTAACGGCCCTCTCGAACTCCGCAAAGTTTCTGGACTTGTGAAAAAGCTTGTTTACCTCATCGGACTGGTAGGCGGCCTTAACCGTTGAGAACCTGAAAAGGTTTAGCTCCCACGCTGTCTGCATCTTGGGGTCTGTGGTACCATAGTCAAAACCCAAGTCCATGAGCTGTACCAAAGGCTTACCTTCCCAGCCAAGCTGAAAGGCTTCGGTAAGGGTATTGATTATATGATCTACCAGATCTGTATAGATAAAACCTTTGCCTTGTGCTTTTATTACAGCTTTTAAAAGGTTATTAAAAGCGGGTTCTGGATCAGCTTTTAGGTTGATCGTGGGGGCTTCTCCACAGCATGTCGTCACTTCTGCCCCGGCTTCGGTCTTTTGAACCGGGGCTGATTGAAAAAAACGCAATGCACGGCTTAAGAAATCAGCTACGGCTCCCTTGGAGGATAGCTCTACCTCCTCCTCTTTTTTCGCCTTTTTGTCTGTAGGGGCCTTCTTTTTCGGAGGTTCTTTCTTTTCCTCCTTCTCTTCGGATGGCTCCGGTGTGGTACCAATATCATCTCCTTCCTCCGGCTCAGGTACGCCGTAGGTTTCATAGAAGAACTTATTAGCGATAGGCAGCCCTAATTCTTTTTTCAAGCCTCTATGTATCTCAAAGCTTTCCCTTTTGGTTAGCTCTGTAGATTCTCCCTGAATGATAAATTTACCGCCTTTGGTATCAAAGCCGTGCGTTTGGAGGATTTTGATAAATCGGCTGTTTAGTACTTTTCTGGTAAAGGTCAGGTCTGCTTCATGCTTGATCTCGTCCTGACCTTCATGGACTTTTGCCTGAGCGTATCCGCTGGACGTGCTGGACTCGGTGGTCTCTGTGGAGCCTAGCAGGGCTTTGCTTATCTGCTTGTCTAGAAATGACATGAACTTATCCTGTAAATCTCCATTGGCGTTGGATTTATTTTCCAGAAGAGTTACAGTGGTTCCTTCCGGTCTCACCAGTGCGCCGCCTGCGCCTAGTTCATTGATTGCATTTAGGAGTTTGGTTCTTTGCTCTTCGTCAAACCCGTCCCAAGTGGCATCTACCAGCGGATTGCCAAAAACCTGTACAAACATGGCCCAATCTCCCACACCTCCCCTCTTGAGGATTTGGAACGGTGCTGCTTTCATGTATAAGCCTAGATCCTGAGGGGAGCCTACCTCCATGATTGTCTTGGAGTAATAGCCCTCCCGGACATTAATTCCCTCGTCTCCTGTGATACTGTAGGCAATCACTCCTATCTCAGGTCGCATGTTTAGCCGTGGGGTTAGGTAGGTACTCATTTCCCAAGTGCCGTCTACGTCCTTATAGAACCGTGGTTCTAGCATGGAGTAGCCCCAGAATTTTGACTTGATGATCTCCTTGAGCATGTCGTCAAATCCAATGCTGTCAATGATCTCATTGATAATGTCTACGGGCTGTCCCTCTTTGTCCACAAACTGCCAATTGGCTAAAGTGATAGGGTCAATTCTTTTGCCCGTGACGGACTCCACATGTGCGTCTAGTTCTACATCTGCGTACAGATCATAGAGCAGCTGCCTGCGTGGTATGCGGCTCTCTGCTGATCGGATGGCACTGCGCCAATTGGGTATATCCTGCTCCTTCCTATTGAAAGGACGAACATCTATCTTGGTGGTAATGATGCTGGGAGGTGCACCCGCCGGAGCTTTCTTTACATTGGCCCGGTTGGTTAATTTGTTTTGATTATTCATCTTTAAAAGGCTTTAAAAAGGTTAGTACCTGGTTTCTCTTTTGGGGGCGGAGCTTACGTGAAAGTAGGTATCGGCTCCCTCGGGACTGGTGGCCGGGGGCCATCCGTGGGGAACTACTTTGCCGGACTGGATCTTGCCCAGTTCTTTGATGGCATCATTGTACCGTTCTTTGACTACCTCCATGTGAATGTTGGGATTACCAAGTAGGATAAAATGCCAGCAAGCGAGATCCTTAAGGTACATCATGAGCATGCTGTCCCGGTCTGTGCCTGTAGTGGAGAATAAGGCATCTATATCAAATCGGCTGAGGTATCCCTTTGCTTGGGATTCGGCAGACTTGATCGCTTCCTCTATAATGCTATCATCGGCTCTGGTGATGGCATCTATTAGTTCGGCGTAAATGTGGGTTTTGAAGTCTGTTTTTAAGAGCATGGTTAAAATCTTTTTTTGTTGCGGTGGATATGTCTTCGAGCTTCTACTTTTGAGAGGTCGGTACTTGTGCGACTGTTGATATTGTAAACGCCTCCTTCTACTGCATCCGGTGCGTCATCATGTGCCCGACTGGTGGCAGAAAGGGCTTTGAATTGGGCCTCGGTGTCCTTCATCATTTGGCTGTCTTTGTAGTCGATATTGAACCACAGCTTTTCATTTCTGTTGAGGGGTTCCAGAAGGGATTCGATCCTAAAGAACTTGTCAGGCTTGACTCTGTCGTCTGCTCTGAGCGGAAGGGTGACATTGTGCCGTTTGTTGGCTTTGTCAATTTCCTGCTTGAGGGTGTCATCGATGGACGGCCACTCAATCATATAAAATACGGGGACTTTACCCCCTACCCATTTAATAATCTCATATTGCCAATCGAGCATTTGCGCCGTGGTGGTCTGGGCGGCAAACATCCTGAGCACATGGTATTCGTCTTTCCATCTGCCAATAAGGGCGGTGGCTTTGTAGTCATTCTTTTTGCCAGCCTTGTAGGATGGATCAGTGTAGGCTACCAGGAACTTGTATTCTCGGAGAGGCCTAAGCTTCTTATAATGGAGCTTGTCAAATACTTTGCCTTGGCTGATAGGGTTGTTAAAATACTCCCCCTGCTGTGCAGCATAGCTGATTTTTGATAGCGTCCGGTCTATCAGTTCCTCTGTGTTTTTTTGAGGCCAAGTGGATTTGCCGTTTTTATCCCTGATGTTGACCACTTCTGCTGCATCGGCCATCTCCATAGCTTTGAGTATGCAGCAGTACTCGGCTATGATGTTACCACAGAAAATCACCAATAGTGGGGTGCTAATGGATCGGGTGGCATAGAAGGCACGTTCCAGCCAGTCCCATTTCTTGTCTACGGTGTCCGGATTTCTGCAATCCTCGTCGGTATCAAAGTCATCCACTAGTAATACATCCGGTCTGGCTGCATCGTTTCGGGTACCCCTTGGCGACTGCCCGGCTCCTATGGCACGAAAGGCAACGCCCTTGCGGGTGATGAATTCTGACTCTGCCCACGAGCCGTAAGAATCCTGTTCGCCGTAGTCGTGCTTGATCCGGTCATTTTTTTCCAAAAGCGTTTTGTAAGGCTTTAGGAGCCTAACGGCATTATCGAAGCTATTGGAGGTAAGGACTACGTTCTTTTTCTTTCCCGTAAGGGTAAGCTTGAGTACTTCCATCATTGTCCGACCGGACTTGGAAAGCTCACGTGACCAGGGGCGCACCTCATACCATTCCGGGTTGTTCATTACCCTCTTGGTACTTCGCTTGTGAAAAGGAGCAGGCTCTGAGGTGTAGAATGACTCGAAGTAATACTTAAACCAATCCTCATCATTGGCCTCTAGTTTTTCCTTTCTCCTTCGCTGCTCTTCTGCGGTCTCATTGAGATCTACAGGCGAGGCACGGTTCATATTGTCTACGAACTCGTCCCAGTCGAATAAGGCCCTTTTGTCTGTTGGTTTTAAACTCATTTGATGAGGCTTTTGATGTAATAGTCGGCTTCGTTGGTGATGCTTCTGGCTAGGTCAAGGTTGTGCGCTTTGACTGAGTTGATGAAGTTTTTGAGGACTTCAATGGCTTCTGCTGCGGACACATCGGTTTCCAGATTCTTTATGGCAGCTGAGATCTTGACCAGTGCATCTGCTTCGGAGTTTGATACAGGCTTCAGCTCTTCGGTTTCCTTCTTCTCTATGGTATCATTAAGGAAAGTGAACCGCCTGTATAGTCTGCGCAGTTCGGCTTCCTTGGTGAGCATGATACTCGTCCGCAAGGATTCCCAGTTTTCTGAATTCACCCATTTATTGATAGACTGGGCGGATACGCCTGTACGTTCTGCCAGCTCCTTTTGCACGGTAACTCCTTCCACTGTGTAGAGTAGTTTGGCGTGCTCTTTCTTTTGTGCGATGGTGGTTTTCTGTGCCATATGCTTCAAAATTGCGCCTTATATACGAGGGTTGAAAATCGGGTTTTGCTAAGCTTGCAGTAAGTGTATGCTTAAGCTGTCAGTATCTGCAATCATGCTGAAAGTCAATTTTTTAGGGTGGAATATTCGCTATTTCTTTGTGTCCAGATCTTCCAGTAGAAAAGCAATTGATATGACATTAAAAAGAAGTTCCAAGCGGTTTAAAATCTCAACTGAGGCTCCTAACAATAAGGGTTTTCGGGTGCGAACGTCCGGTATAGATATCGGCCCGTATGCGCTGAATCCTCTAATGCTCTGGATGCATCAAAGACCTAAGGGAGAGAGCCGAGAGGAGATTCTGCCACTAGGGAACTTTCTGGATGTGGAGATAGAGAACGGGGAAGTCTATGGTGTGCCTGCGTTCGATATGACTGACACGTTTGCAGTGTCCATATACAACAAGGTCGAAAACGGCACCATCCGTATGGCTTCTGCCGGGCTACTCCCAATAGACTGGGAAAGGGACGTTGAGGGAAATCTTTGGCTTTCCAAGTCCCAGCTAGTGGAAACAACCATCTGTGATATAGGCAGCAACCCTGAGGCTCTGGCCGTGAAGCTTTATGATGAGAATGACGAGGCCATTAATCTTTCTGCTGACTACTTCCAACAGCTTAATCTGGCAACCAAAACTAAATCTGATATGAAATTAATCGAATTGAAAGCCGAGGAGCTTTTCCCTTTGCTGGGACTGGCTGACACGGCCAAGGCTGATGAAGCCTTTAAGAAAATTGGTGAATTGGTCACGCTGACCACTACACAGTCAAACCAGCTTAAGAAGCTGCAATCTGATAAAGATGCTACTGATGCTCAGTTGGCAGAAGTTCAGGAGAAACTGGACGAGCAGATCAGTCTGGCTAATACGGCTAAAATCAAGGATCTGGTGGCAAAGGCAGGGCCGGAGGGTGATAAAAAAATCACGGCGGATCAAATTCCATTGTATGAGAAATTGGCGGCTACTGATTTTGACGGGACTAAGGCTGTTTTGGATTCTATGCCTAAGCATGAATCTGTAGAGAATATCCTGAACAAGAAGAAAAGCGGAGTGGTGGCAGCTCTTGAGAAGCTGAGCTGGGACGAGCTACATAAGAGTAACCAGTTGGTCACGCTTAAGGCTGAGGATTTTGAATTATTCAAAACTAAGTACGAACAGAAATTCAAAAAGCCATACGAAGCCTAGTCTTTTTGATGGTAATAAATCAATCATTTAAGAAAACTAAACCAACCTTTTAAACACCTTTTAAAATGAAGTGGATCAACTTATTATTTAACATCATGGTGGCACTCTTTATAGGAGTGGCTGCACAAACTTACCTGGGCTTGAATGCCTACGCTACGGCTGCGGGAATAATGGCTACAGGGGCTTTGCTTCCTAAGATGGCTAAGGATGTGAACATGTCTTTTATGGCTATTCAGAAAGAAATCTGGCAAAATCACATTGAGCAGGAAATATTTGCAGATAACTCCTTTTTGCAATTCTGCCACCGTGCAGACGACAATGTACTGAATGGAAGAGTAGTCCATATTCCGCAATCAGGCGGCTCAGGTAATGTGGTAAAAAACAGGTCAACTTTGCCTGCTACAGTGAGAAAGCGAACCGATACTGACATTATCTACTTGTGTGATGAGTTTACGACTGATCCGGTACTGATCCCACATGCGGACACCAAGGAGCTGTCTTATGATAAAATCAACTCTGTACTTGGGGAAGACAGAGACAAGTTAGTCACTTCTGTGGCTGAGGAAACCATCTACAACTGGCTAAACAGCCCGGTATGGTCTCCGTATGGAGCTACAGCATTGCCTGCCGGGGCTAAAATTCTTACAACAGGAGACACCGTGACGGCTTCTGCTCCTGATGCTACGGGGAACAGAAAAGGGGCTTCGCTTACGGATCTGCAAAGGATGCAGAATTATTTCAGGAACCAAAACAGATGGTTTCCCGGAAAGATGTATGCGATGTTGACTCCTAACATGCTAATGGAGTGCTTCCCTGCTAACTCTGTGATCACTGCTACCTATATGCAGAATGTGACAGAGAAAGAGCAGAGAGAAGGGGTGATTTTCAAAGCGCAGGGCTGGAATATTATGAGCCGTACTTCTGTGGCGAGAACGGCTACTGATGGGACTATCAAGGCTCCCGGTGCTGCCGGAGCTACTACGGATGACGAGGCGTCACTATTCTGGTACAAAGAAGCTGTAGAGCTTGCTTGGGCTGGTGTGGAAGCTTTTGAAAACGAAGGTGATCCTCAGTACTACGGGGATATTTACTCCTTCTTGACTAGGTCAGGGTCTAGGGCTAGAAGGACAGGGTACGAAGGTGTAGCCTTACTGAGACAAGCGAAGGACTCTTAAGGTGAACTGCATTGAGAAAATACTGGCTACTTATGGGTATGATGGATGGGGTGACCTTTGGGTCAGCCTGTCCCCATCCTTTAAGTATGCAGGTGTGACGGCTTTTACGATGGGAATAAGTTCTTTAGGAGTGAGTGTGTTGAGAATATTTGGACTGGATTCCCTTGCTTTTGCGGGGTTGCTGATAGTGTTTGGATTTGAGTTGGTGACGGGGCTGGCTCGGGCTAATGCGGTTAAGGAGCGGATCACCTCTGTGAAGTTTAGCCGTTTCTTATTTAAGGTTTTTTATTACCTGATAAGCATAGCTGTTACCTACCTGATGTCTATGTCTTTCTTGGAGCAGGGAAAACCTACGGCGGCTTTGATTTTTGATTGGATGCATATGTTTCTGGTGATACAGATAGTCTTGGAAAACATAGTGTCTATCAGTGAAAATCTGGCTGTGGTGCAGGGTAAGGAAAAGAGCCACTTTGTGACGGTACTACAGGAGAAAATTAACCAACTGCTTCGATGAGTCTACAATACTTTAACCTGTCGGAATTTGACAGCCCTGATGAGCCGGGTTCTGGTGAGCGGATGCAGGAGAGTACCTTGGCTATGCTAGAGAAAGCACGGCACCAAGCGGGGATTCCCTTTGCTATAAATAGTGGTGTTCGCACTCCCTCTCATAATGAGAAAGTAGGCGGTATTTCCAACTCTGCCCACTTAAGTGGATGGGCGGCGGATATAGCCACTAGCAAATACACTCAGAAAACTATAGTGATGGCCTGCCAGATGGCGGGATTTCAGCGCATAGGGATCTATAAGAACTTTATTCACGTGGATAACGACCCTACTAAACCCAGCCCGGCACAATGGAAAGGCTAATACTTACGCTTGCTTTATTTCTGATCGTTTGCTCTTGTGGCTCTGTGAAGAAGCTAAAGACCAAATGGTCTTATAAAAGAGACCTGAAAGAAGAGGTGGAGCATTTGCGGGAGAGTATGAAGCTGGAAGTGCTGGAATATGGGGACACCCTCACGGGGACTATCCCCCTGCGGGCCTTGGGAAGAATGCCAATGGTGGTACCAGTCCGGTCAAAAGGATTGGAACTGGAACTGACTATCACAGACAGTACGGTTTCTTATAAGAGCATTGCCCGGCCTGTAGCAAGGTCTTCATTGTCGTGGGAGGGTGAGGAGCAAAACAGTTACAAGTCACTTGAGGAAGATGATACCGGAAAAGAGGCGGTAGTAGAGAGAAAGGCTTTCTCACCTCCTTGGTGGTTGATTGTAGTAGGTGTTCTAGTAGTGGCGGTGATTGTGTTGAGGCTTTTAAACATTATTTCAAACCCTTTTAAACTACTTAAAAGATGAGTAACCAAAACACTAGAGCGGAGAAACTAAAAGTGCTCTTCGCTACACACCCGAAGACAGATCTGTTTTATATGACCTCTGATGATGTGGCTTTTTTTGAGCAGCATAGAGCAGATGCTTATGCGCAGCGGCTCAAGGATAAGAAAGTGACACCATGTCAAAGGTCAGTGCCTCAAGCTATAGAGAACCTTGAGGAGGGTAAGGCAGACACTACAGCTGAATCGGAAGAGGATAAAGACATCCTAATGGAAAAGTATGAGGAGCTAATCGGTAGTAAGGCTCCGGCAAATATAAAGCTGGATACGCTAAAAAAACGAGTGGCGGAAGCTGAGGCGGAAGCTGAAAAAGAAAACTAAACCAACAAAGAAATGTCTAGAGTAGCATTTGGAATTACGAGTATGAAGGTAGGCGGTATAGATGCCGTCACCGGACTTCCTACCAGTCTGGAAGATGTGGGTAGGATCTATAGAGACACGGGTACCTGGACGGTGGCTGATGGGGAGGAGACTAACCACTATGCTGAGCGGGAACTTGACCCCGTGATCACCATTCAAAACCCGGGCGTGGAAACGCTTAATTTCTCACTAATGGACACACCTGCGGACACGCTTGCGCTATGGGCCGGGGGAACTGTAACAGAGGTGGTGGATGAACCGGACGTGTGGAATAAGCCCCGAGGCCCTGTGAATATAGAGAAGTCTATAGAAATAGTGACTGCCGACGGGACTAAGTTCACTATCAACAGAGGGAAGGTGACAGCAAAACGGAACCTTACCCCCACGAGAAATGGAATTTTCCTTTTGGAAATCTCCATCAAAGTGATGACGCCGTTGGTGGACGGTGTACCGCCGGTAACTATAGCTGATCCACCCGCAGAGGAGTAATGGAGAAAGGAATGGCAACAGAGAAAATGGCCGCTGATATGATATTGAAAAGGGGCGCACGGGTACAGATGCGTGCGCCCCTTTTTTTGCGCCTTTTCGGTAGAAAAAAAATATCATTGACAGTACGAAGCCCCTTAGAAGGGACTATGATGAGGGTGGCTTCTTACTACCTGGGCACGGGCCTAACACAAGAGAAGCTGCAAGATATCACACATGAGCGGGCACTGGCCGTGATGGCTGTGCATGGAAAGGTAATTAACAAATGTGTGGCCTGTGCTGTGCTGAATGGCTACTGGTCAGGCAAGCTGTTTACTAAGCCTTTGGCTTGGTACCTCAGGTGGCATTGTAAGCCTGAGGAGTTGCTGGTGATTGCTAACATCCTGCTACTATATGGCGGCGTTTCGGATTTCATGAGTACTACCAGATCGGTTCGGCTGATGAGGCTGACGAGTCCGAGGCTGGGTCAGGATCAAAAGGGGAGTTAAAGCCTACGGGCATGAATAGCCCTTTTGGCTATTATCACACAGTGGCGAAAACATTTGGGTGGACAATGCATGAGATATTGTGGAAAGTCCCCCGGGCGCAAATACTGCTGATGATAGCTGATCAACCGGGATTTTCAAAAACAAAAGAAGATACAAAAACAATGAGTGGTCAAGAGATCGCTAAAATGTTCAGGAAGTAATGGAAAACTTAGATCCTATAAATGTAGAATTTCTTATCAATTCCGCAGAGGTCAAAAAAGACTCTGATAGGGTTAAGGCTGATATTACAGGTGTGAATGACACGGCCGAAAAGGCGGCTATTCGTACAGGAACAAAAGTAAAGCAGGTCTATGACCAAAGTGCTAAAGAAGTGCTTGAGTTTGAGAAATCTGTAGAGCGGTCTGCGGCAGCAATGGACAAACAGGGGGCCGTGGCTGCAAGGCAGAAAAGCCAGTTTAATGGTTTGGGGAACTCTATTAACCAGATATCAAGGGAATTACCAGCTTTCACCTATTCCGCTCAAACGGGTTTTCTGGCAATATCAAATAACATTCCCATTCTGGCGGATGAGATCAATAGGCTGAGGGTGGAAAATCAAGCCCTGACCGCCTCAGGGCAGAAGGCTGTGCCTGTGTGGAAGCAGGTGGTAAGCGGGCTATTGAGTTGGCAAACGGCTCTATCCCTAGGTGTGGCTCTGCTGTCTATCTACGGTAAGGATGTGATAGACTGGGCTGCTTCACTTTTTAAGGCCGGGCAAACGGCAGAAGAGGCAGCACTGAAAACGGAAGCTTTTAATAAGGCTGTGGAAAGCAGTGACTACACAAAAGCTATAGCTGAGGTCAATGAACTCAATCAAGCTATTGAAGGGGCTAAGGATGGGCTTGTGGATAAGGAGGCTGTCCTAAAAATGTATAATGAGGGGATCGGTAAAACAACGGGTTCCCTTAGGACTTTTAATGAGCTAGAGCAGTGGCAGATTGATAACGGGGATAAGTATATCCAGTTTATGTTTAAGAAGGCCCAAGCGGCGGCTATGCTTAAGCTGGCTATAGAAAAGACTACAGAAGCCCAGGCGAACTTTAATGGAGAGGCGGGATTTGAGGACTACCTAACGGGAGGAGTAAAAGCCTTTGCCCTTGGGGGCCTTGGTGGTATTAATGCCTTTGCTGAGGCGAATAGGCTTGGCAGGGTGGCACAGCTGGATAAGGAGGCTAAGCAATTTTTTGACCTGTACAATAAATACCAGACCGATTTTCAGAAGTACGCTAAGGAAAATGGATTTGACATTTTTGGGGATGGTACGGTGCAGGATGGGAATAAGACTAAGAAGACAATAGAAGCCCGGCAAAGGCTGCTTGATCAAATGGCGGCTTTGGATAAAGAGTACGCCCGAAAAAGCTATACAAAGGATGAGGAAGAGGTGCAAGCCCTTAGGGATAAGTTTGACAAGATGCGTAGGCTTATTGATCGATTTAATGCGGAGAATAAGCAAAACCCAATTGACACTACCGGACTGGGAGCTATAGAGGAGCAGGCAACGGGTGACTTGCTGTACAGGCAGGATACAGAGAAACTTAAGCAGAGCCTTGCGGAGCAAAAGAAGCTGTATGAATCCTATGAGCGGGTGAAAACAGACTTGGGAGAAGCTGAGGCAGAGAAAAGGTACGGTGCGGAGATTAAGGCGGCGGGATCTTACTTTGATTACTTGCTAAAGGAATATGATAAACTTAATCAGCTATCCGGGCAAGAGCTGAGCGGGGCACAGCAGGAAAGGCTACAGTACATTATAGCAGAAATAGGGAAAGAGAAGGTAGCTCAGGATAAGGAATATGATGCTTTGATCAAGTCCCTCACAGACTATACTACTGAGCGTGAGTTGATCATAGAACGGCATAATGAGCGTATTGCTCAGCTTACGAAAAATGGAGACACTGATCTGATAGCGGAGGCTGAGCGGCAGCAACAGCAGGAACTTGATGCGATAGATGATGCTAATGTAAAGAAGCTACAGAGCTATAAACGGCTGTATGATGACACGGTGGCTTTGACAAGGAAATCCGCAAAACAGGCTCTTGTAGAGGTAAGGAATCTATTAGATTCTGAGAGTATGAGTGAGGATCTTAGGAATGACCTTTTGAAAAAAGAGCAGGAATTAGAGTTTCAAATCAATAAAGGTGATCTAGATGACATCTATAAGCTTTCGCAGGCATTAGGAGGATTAGGTGAGTCATTGGAAACATTAGGGGAAGCTACGGGCAATAGTGGAATTGCTAACCTGGGGGCTTCTATCTCTGGGTTGAGCACCGGGGTAAATGATGTGCTTACGATGTTTGATGATTCGGCTACTCAGGCGGACGTGGCGAGTGCGGCCATTAGCGGGGTGGTTAGGATTATGAATATTCTTTCCGAATCGGCTGCGCAACGCAGGGAGGCTGAGGAGGCTTACTATAAGTCTTTGATTGGCTTTCAACAGCAGTATAACCTTAGTCTTAATGAGCAGATCCGACTTCAAAGCATTTTGGGCGAAAATGTATTTCTGAGTGATTATGAAGGGCGGATTCGTGACGGGGTGGAGAGCCTTACGGATGCGAACAAAAACTATATGGAGGCCCTTGCCGCCCTTGAGGATGCTTATGTAAAAGTGGGGCAAAGGAATGCGATTGACATTGGAGATATAGGGAAAGGAATAGCTTCGGGAGGACTTGTGGGGGCACTTGCTGCCATTTTTGGCGGACAAAAGAAAGTGGATACGCTGGGGCCTTTGCTTAAGGAGTACCCGGAATTGATATCTGTAATGGAAAATGGTATGGTAAGCTTTAACTCGGAGCTTGCTGAGGCCCTTTTGCAGAATGATCTGCTTTCTGAGCGGTCTAAAGAGCTTGTGCAAAATGTGTTGGATTGGGAAGAGGCGATGGAGGCTGCGAGGCAACAGATAGCGGATGTGGTAAAGGAATTGGTTGGTGGTCTGGGTGGAGATGTGCGGAATGCACTGGTGGAGAGCTTTGAGGCCGGGGAGAATGCCGCTATCAAGATGGGAGAAACGGTGGAGAAGGTGCTGGAGAATGTGGTAAGTCAGATCTTGTTTAATTCGATTTTCTCGGATGTGTTTGACCAGCTACAGAAAGATCTTGAGGGGAATCTCGCTGCGGGAGACACGCAAGGGATCACAGAGAATCTGGGGGCTTTCTTTGCGAATGCTCAGGGCTTGACGGCTGATTTTAACAAGGCACTTGAACAGGCGCAAGCAGCGGCTAAGAAATCGGGCTTTGATATTTTCAGTGGAGATGATAGCAGTTCACAGAGTGGTTTGGCTGGGGGTATTAGGAGAGACTTAACCGAGGCTACGGGTACGGAGCTGGCCGGGCTTTTTCGTGGTTTCTACGATATCAGCAATAGAACCCTACTGACAGTGGAGCAACAACTTACGGTGGATAAACAGCACTATGATGCTACGCTTACCATTATGCGGAGTTCGGCGGCAATAGAGCAGAATACAGCTAATGCTGTGGCAGAGCTTAAGGCTACCGTGGAGCAGCTTAAGGCAATTAATAAGAATACAAAACAGAATTCAACAGGTTACGACCGAGGAGATATATAAGCATGGCTATACATATTACATTACATCCAATCACCCATGATGCGCAGAAATATATCGTTCCTGCCAATGCCATCGTTGGCGACAATATAGGGGCGGTGAATTACCTCTGGTCTCATCCTTATTTCGCCAAGCAAAAATGGGGAATCTCTCTTACTGAATCTAGTTATACTTTTGATATCCTTGGAGGAAATGAGGACGGAACTTTTGCAATTAACAGCACATCCGGAGAACTTACGGTTACAGACCCAACCAATCTTAGTGGTGATAAAAGTATTACCGTTCGTGTGAAGGTCTACGATTGGTATTATATGGATACGACCTGTAACATCAAGGTAATACCTACGGCGGACTGTGTATTTTTTGACAGCAGTTATGCGGGGGGGGACTCGGACGGGACTAGGGCAAAACCATTTTTGAAACTTAATAACTACGGGAGCAGTACGGGAACAGCTGGTAAGACGTATTTCTATAAGCGGGCAAATACCTACAGTAATGATAGAAACGAGTTCACTAATCCCAAGGTAGGCGGGGCTTATCCTGACTTCATCCGTATGGGCGCATGGGGCCAAGGTGCCCGTCCTAAGATAAACATGACCGGAGCATCAGGTCACTTTGTGAGTATTGGGACGATCCCTTGGGGGAATGCCCCGATAGTGGAAGCGGATGTATGCCATAATTTTGAAATATATGACTTTGAGACTTACAATGATAACTGTGAGGATGTGGGTCATTTCCTTGTAAAGCCTGCGGGAGACAATATAGAGGGGCATCGGCTGAAATCTGCTAACACAAAATATCAAGATGGGCTAATTTATCTACCTACCTCGGACGCTATTGCCGGGAATGAGGCTAACAGAAATTGCCGTTTTATTGACATTGAAACCAATCAAACAAAGTATAGAGGCTTTAAAATAGAGTCTGAGGGGGTAACTGTTCATAATAATAAGGGCTATACTGATAATACCCTACATAGCTTGGATGGTGATATAGGTACAGAAATACCTTGCGCTCAAGCTGCGCATAGACCTAATGTGGAAATCAAATACATGGTCTGTATTTGCGATGATATTAGTCCGGATAATTTAGGATTACAAGTTAGGGCAGGGTACCAAACATATCAATGGTGCTACCTAGAAGGGTTGGCAAATGCTTTAGTTGTCTATGTGCATGCTGCAAATGATGGTGTGGGGGGTGATTATAATATCACCAGCACTTCCGGTTTTTCGGATATAATAATCAAAGGCGCAAAGCAAGCGGGTTATTTTGGCAGGCAGGGAGGCACAACGGATAATCCTAATGGCGTTCGGTTCGAGCGAATTAAGTTGATTGAATGTGAGGGAGGTTTCCAAGTGGCCTATGGGGCTATTAATACGCTTTTCTCTTATGTGGATGCAAGTAATACACTTGGATGGGGATTTCAGGTGTATAGTCATGCTGGTTCTGATACAAGGATAGAGAACGGCTCTGCTATGAATACCTTCTCGGGGAGTGGTGGACTTAATTTAGATCCGAGTGCTGCGGTGGTGGTGAAGAATACTAATTATTCCGGGCTTTCAGGGTCGATGGGTGCCGGGTCAGCTAATAATAGTACGTCTGCGGATATTCACGCTTTAAATGGGGCGGGTACTGATCTTGGTTATTCTAGGGATATTCAAGGGAATAAGGTTTCTGCGGCTCCGGCTATCGGAGCGGTGGAAGCTTCTGCTATAATAGAGAAGCCAGGGGGTTGGGCTGGTGTGTATGATTCAGGAAAGGGAGTGCAAGGTGGAGCCGGGGGTGAGATGGTGGAGTGTAAAACCTGGACTGAGCTGTGGACGCATATAGATGCGGATGAGGATAACGGAGACAACTCCCCAAAAGTGTATGTATACACAGGCTCGGACATTGTACTGAGTTCGCCTACTGTTTATACTATAAATGAATGGCATAATAAAACTGTTTTAGCTCTTTTTGGGCAGACCATATCCGGTGCAGAAATCCGCTGTGTGGATTCCACAAACTTTATTTGGAGGAACTGGGGAAGAAAAGGGCCATTTTACCCTTGGGGCACGGGTAGCGGTGAGGCGGAATTGGATCATTTCACAGTCAATTCTTGCGAGGGTGGTTGGTTTGATTACTGTGATATGGATGTTAATTTCTCCTATAATACCACAGATAGTCAATATGCTGATGGCATGATAGACACTAACCTGTCTAACTATATAACAGTATCGAACACAAGGTTCAGAAATGGTCAACGAGTTATGCTGATCGGTTATTCTGATACACAAATAGCAAACAGGGGGCTTTTAAAGATCTCATTGATTTATTGCAGTTTTGAGAATAATGCATCGAGACAGCCCAAGGCACGTTTTGGCCAGATACATATTCTTAATTGCCTCTTCAAATGGAATCCTTCTTATGCGACGGCTGTAACCAAACCTACAAGCTCAAATATGCTGGATATAGACGCAGAGGCACAGGTATATGTGGAAGGTACTTGGTTTGAAAATGGAGGAGAATTAAGAAGGGATAATGATGGGAATAGCCCAAAAGAGTCAGGATTGAAGCTTGTTAATTGCCATATAGAGGGTTTTGTAAGTAGTAATATAGGGGAAATACGACCAGAAAAAGTAACGTGGGTACCACCTAGCGTGGCTAATTACCGCTACCCTATACCGGTAATGACAGCTTCGGAGGCTAAAACACATGTTGAAGATAACGCTGGGACAAACTGGCATTTACTGTCTGAAGCGGAAGATACCACGCATGAGATTACTACATCGGTAAGCGGATCGGGTACTGTAAGCGGAGAGGGGACAATCACGGAAGGTGAAAACGCAACTTTAACAGCTACGCCTGCAACAGGTTATATTTTTAAGAGATGGGAGGAAGATAGTGCTACAGTTAGCACAGCTAATCCTTATGTGTTTTCAGTGACGGAGGACAGGGCGTTGACTGCTGTGTTTGTACGGGTGTATGAGAACACTCTTACAGTAAGTCCATCAGGCGCAGGGACAGCCTCAGAAAGCCCCGCAGGCCCGCACGAAAACGGCACTTCGGTTACTCTTACAGCAAGTCCGGCAGCAGGTAAACGTTTTGTCCGTTGGTCGGTTGAGGGGGATCTTTTTAGTACCGAAAATCCACACAGTTATTTTGTAGCTGGTTATGGTTATGACCTAGTAGCGGAATTTGAAGACATACCCAAATGGGATGTTACATTATCAGCCAATCCACCGGAAGGAGGCACCGTGGAAGAAATCACCTCGGGACCTTATGCAGAAGATGAAGATTTTGAAATAGAGGCTACACCTGCGCCGGGGTATCGGTTTGTAGATTGGACGATCTACGGGCTTTATTTTTATGATCAGCCATACTATGAGGGTACTATGGGTACGGAGGATCTGCCCTTAGTCGCCAATTTTGAATTAATACCTACCTATACGGTAACCATAGAGGTGACACCTGAGGGGGGCGGTACTGTGGAAGAGATTACAACAGGCCCTTATGAGACTGGGGAGATAGTGCAGCTTCGGGCAACTGCTGCGGAAGGGTATCGATTTGTAAGGTGGAAGAATGGGGCGGTGGAGCAGACCACTAACCCCGAATTTAACTTCAATATGGGGGGGCAGAACCTTGTACTTACGGCAGAATTTGAAGAATCGGCACCTGTTTTTTTTTCACTTTCCGTGGTATCCTCTCCTGGTTTAGCCGGGTCGGTGACTGGTTCGGGCGACTATGAGGCGGGCGATAAGGTGCCTTTAATGGCTACTAATAATACGGGTTGGACTTTCTTGTACTGGATGCAGGATGGTGAGGTGATTGCAGAAACGAAAAGCTTTGAATTTACCATGCCTGCGGAGAATGCTACAGTGTATGCTTTCTCGGAATTGACAGGTAGTATGGCTAATGCAAGAGTGGAGCCGGAGCAGGTGCCGGAGCCGTTGGCACAGCCAGAGCCACAGGAAGAGGAAGCACCGGAAGAGGATGTATTGAGAGGGATTTATAAGTTGAACAATATTGATCTGGCTGAGCGGTTTGGGTTCATTCCGAGACAGTCGGGTAATACGAATCTGGCAATCTCGGGTTGTTGGGATATGCCGGAGCGGATTGGTAAGACCTTTCACGACTGGGAAGACCAGGACGGAATAGAGCCGTATGTGGCGGGGCCTGAGATCAGGTGGTCTGGGCGGGATATCCTTCTTACCGGATTACTTAAGGGTGATGATCAGGCGGATGGGCTTGCTAAGCTATATGATCTGTATGCGCATATTTCTGCGCTGGACTCGGTAGCCCTTTTGGAGTGTGAGCTAGGTAGCTGGAATGTGATGGTGAATGGAGAGGTGAAGGCGGAGCATATCAGCGAGGGCTGGTATTTGGTGGATATTCCATTTAGACAGCCTGTTGTTTATATCAATGCGCCCGTGGTGGAGCCGAGTGACTTGGGTAATGAGCTAGGGATTGATAGCCGTTCTTTTGCGGATCTTGGGTTTATTTTCCTTCGACTAGAACAAAGTTATAATAGACCTGCGCCAAAGGGTTTGACTATAACGAGCTGGCCTTATGAGTCGGAAAGGGTGAATAAGATTGAGGCACGGGAAATTAAGCTGCAAGGGGTGTTTTTAAGCCCTGATTATAGCACTTTTAAAAACCGTTTAAATGGTCTTTACAGCCTTCTTGCTCAGCCCGGATTGCGGTCGATAATAGTAGATGGGCAGGTGTTGCACCGGGTCTTTGTGAAGGATGGTGTGCAGGTGCAGGATGTACGGATCACGGGAGACGGTCAGGTGACAGCTGTGATTACCATCAACTTTACAGAGGGTGAAGCTTCGGTAATCAACTGGGACTACCTAGCGGATGCTGAGGGTAATATTATTCTGAATGATGAGGGCAATAAGCTGCTAATCATCCCGGATGATACGGAGGTGGTAATGGATCAGTTTTTAGCCGATGGCTTCGGTCAGCTGATATTAACAAAAGAAGGTGAAAAAATAGTAATTAAAAAATAAAGAGATATGTCTGGAGGCACTGTAAAATTTGACGAGAGCTACGAGGTAGCGACCTCATTGTCCTTAACTGATAGGATGTTTTCCCTTGATCTAGGGAACGGTAAGAATGTAGGGATTCCTTACCAATTGGTTTATGACCTGTTTAAATCAAATATGGATCAGTTGTATAGGGCTATAGCTGATAGTTATACAAAAGAGGAGGTAAATGGATTGGTTTCTCTTGGGATGTCAGGGATAGAACCGACTGATTCGGATGACACTGTGGCAGGGATTAAATTCCCTCTTGAGTCAGGGACTTATACGAACTATGGGGGGATAGTGGTGGACCTGACTGAGGGGGTGACGTTGATATTCTCTGATGGTTCGGGTGGATTTACAAAGGTGCTTATTCCTATTGATCTTACGGGGTATTTGACATCTAGTGAGGCTGAGGCTATGACAAAGATTAAAGTGTCATGGGCTGCTGGTAAAAATTTATTTAATATTAACGCAGAGGATGTGGCTTTAGGAGCTTTTATTGCTGGAAATGGCTCCACCTCCTCCTCGGGGAGTTATAATACGACGGGGTATATGTCAGCTGTTGCGGGAATACAATACACAGCATCAGGGGCAAGATTTTGGCGTTTTTATGATGCGAATAAGGCTCCGATTGGAACGACGATATCAAACACAGCGTCAGGGGCTTATTCTACAACGGCTCCTGTCGGTGCTGTTTTTCAAAGAGTGTCTGTTGCGACATCTGTATGGGATATATTACAAGTTGAGGAGGGAGGCACTTCAACAGCGTATGAGTCTTACCAAGCTATTATTACCACTCCTGGTTTAATAATAACCCCAGCCCAAGGCCAATATTTTTTTCTTAAATCGGAAGGTGTTGGTAATGCTTCCCTTCCAGAGTTGTTAACTCCTTCTAAAAATTTATTTAATTACAAAACAGGTGTGCCTGATAAATTTGTTAATTGGACAAATGGGAATTTAGCTACAAATGAGGATTTTAATGCGTCGGATTATATCCCCGTAGAGTCAGGAGAGAATTATACTCGCTCTGGCCCAGGGTCAACACTCCATAGGGCTTGGTATACAGCAAATAAGACTTTTATAGAGGGGAGTCAAACATCTTCTTGGCCAGCAACGGCTCCTTCAAACGCTGCTTTTATTCGTTTTTCATATTATTTATCTACGCAAGGTGAGGTGCAGTTTGAAAAAGGAAATTCAGCAACAACTTACGAGCCCTATGGTTATATTATTTCAAAGGAAATAAGGGGGCTTGGGGGTGATATAATATCCTTAAAAATGGCTTCATTGGGAGATTCGCTGACTGCACAAAACAAGTTCCAGTCGAAAGCCATATCAGTTCTTTCAACTTCCTATAATATAGACCACACAAATCTCGGTATTGGTGGAACCCAGATGGGGGGTAGTTCAGCTAATGCTTTTTGGCAGGATGTAAGAATAAATAGTGTACCACTAGATTCCCAGTTTGTGTTGGTTATGGGGGGTACAAACGATTGGGCGAATGATAGACCTTTAGGTCTGGTGGATTCTGTGGACACGAATGACTTTACAGGGGCTATTAATAAGGTGATTGAGAAGTTGATCACTAGAATTCCATCAGTAAAATTAGCATTCGGCACTCCCCCTTATAGTGAGTTCATCGATTATGCTAGTAGAGGCTGGGAGAATGCTTTTGAAAATAATAACGGTAATACAATTAATGATTATGCAGCTAAGATTAGGGAGGTTTGTTTAGCTAAAAACATTCCAGTTGTAGATTTTAATACAGCGTCGGCTTGGAATAGCTTTAACATCACGGAGTTTATGACAAATGATGGGGCCTTACTACACCCTAACCAAACCGGAGCCGACCGGATGGCCACAGAATTGATTGCGTACATTAAGAAAGCTTATTCAGGATAAGGAAGTTATGAATTTATATAGAGGTGCAAATATTATAGGGTCGTTCCCAGTGGACGAAAATACCGTGTTCTTTTCAGAATTAATGGGTGCAGATAAGATCACGGCTGAGGTTGTGCTGGATAAGCCGCTTGATATACAGATAGGGGATTATATCTTTCATTTGGGGGTGAAATACTATGTAAATGACCCTGCCGAGCTGGAAAGGAATGCGAGTTATACTTATAATATAACCTTCTACGGGGAATCGTACCTTTTGTATAACAAGATAGTCCGGCACCTTGGTCGGGCTACTTTTAGTTATACAGGCAGGCCGCTTGACTTGTGCCTGCTGATCCGTGATAATATGAGGCAGATAGATCCGGCATGGAAAGTTGGGGAAGTACCGGAGTTTGACGAGCCTTTTACTTTTAGTATTGATGAAATGAGTTGCCGGACGTTATTGACAACCGTAGCGGAGGAATTTGGTCTTGAGTATTCGATTACGGATAAGACTATCAGGATGGCTCCACGAGTGGGGGTTGATACGGGTGTTACGCTAGAATACGGGAGAGCGAAGGGATTGTATGCGCTTAGGAGACGTAGGGTTGATTCCGGGTTTGGAACTGTGTGGTATGGCTACGGTGGGGCTAAAAATATACCTCTAAGCTATAGGGATGGGCTTGGTAAGATCACCTTTGATGAGAGTCCGGTGCAGGTTAATGTGGCTAAGTACGGGTATATTGAGGCTACCGTTACGTTTGAGGATGTGTTTCCTAACAGGACTGGTACTGTGGAAGCTGTAGACGGGTTATTTTCTGTTACAGATAGTACCCTAGACTTTGATTTGAATGAAACCTTTATCACTGATGGCGGGGCTAAGATCGTGTTTAAATCAGGGGCTTTGGCAGGTCAGGAATTTCCAATTACCCAGTATGACCACTCCACAAAAGTGATTACGTTTGGCACAATTGAAGAGGATAGCGGTTATGTGGCCCCGAATGCCACGTTTAAGGCCGCTGTGGGCGATACTTACACATTAGTAGGTATAGAAATGCCTGAAAGCTATATAACGGCAGCAGAGCAGGAAGTAAAGACCAGGACTATAGCCCATGCAGAGGTTAATGCCACACCTAAGTACGCCTACGAGGGTGATTTGGATGAGAAGTATGTAAGGCAGTTCGGGTTAAGGAGTGCCTTTAAGGCTGGTAATTCTGTAATTGTGCAGGATGAGAGCCTTGGTATTGAAGAGCGTATTAGAATCCAGTCCATTGAATACCCTATAGTTAATCCCGATGCGATTTCGATTGTGATATCAGAGAGCAGGCAGTATACTAAAGTGGATAAGATAGCTAAGGATACAAAAAATAACCTGCGAGAGGTGAAGACCACAAAGAGTGCTGCTACCTATGCGAAGCTGGCAGCGGATGAGATTAGGAACTATGCAGTAGTGCAGCAGTTCAAAAAGACTTTCGTTGGTGATAGGGCTATTATGACAGGTGTATTTGTAGCAGGTAACCCGGATCTAGGGGGTGTAGCTGGTATAAGTGGACTGGAAAATGACTTGGAAGCTGTACGCATATGGGCAGGTAGTAGCTTCGATAACAGAGGGGCGGCACCTTTTAGGGTGCAACAGGACGGAAAAGCTTTTGCAAGTGCATTAGAGGTGGCCAACGGGTGTAAGATAGGTGTTTTCCAGATTGAGGGCGGTTATATAAAATCCAGCGATTACGGAGCGGGAGACCCTACAGGTATATTAATAAGTAATGACGGTATAGCGAGTAGGAATGCCGGGGCTTCGTTTATTAGTGTAATATCGGGGATTGACATAAGCGGTAGTTTCTGGGGGAGTACGGACGAGAGTGACGATGCACCGACCTTTATTTATGCTGCGATTAGTGCGGGTATGGTTGGTGTAAGGTGGTCTGAACTAGTAGAGAAGCAAATGCAGAACATCCGGTTTAGTACAGGTAAGTATGGTGGTTTCTTTAGTAGTCAAAAAAATATAGGGAACGTGTCATACGCTATGCGAGGATCATCTACAGACCCGGGAACAGAGGTGATTGGAAAGGACGATCATATGGTAGTCATTTATAACGATCGTACAGCGGCGAGTCTCCCTGATACCCCAGACCATGGCATGGAGGTCATAATCAAGAACGGTACAAGCGGTGCAATTAGTGTAGAGAGGTCAGGCACAAACGAGATAGCAGACCTATCTAATGCCACGGTCACCAGTTATTCACTACCTGCCGGACAGGTGTGGAAAGCTAGGTTTCAGGGGGGTAGTACAGGTAGATGGATTATGATTTAA